TTGGTGGCGTAGGGTTCGCCAGCGTCTACGGTCAGACTGGTTCCATAGGCCATTGCCTTCTTCTGATAGCGGGCGAGAATCTTCAGAACGTTTTCACGCTCGCTCTCTGGAATGGTGTAGGTTTCTTTCACTTCTGGTTCCTCCTTTATGCCTTCATGGCTTTCATAACTTGTCAAATATCGATGCCGCCGTAGAGGTTCGCTTCGCTCCTGTACCAGTCACGCCCGTCGCTCAGGGTTTTTACGAAACGGTAGGTAACTTCGGTGCGCATGTTCTCGCGGTGGTTCGTAATCTTCTTGCCGCGCTTGGAGGTGCTCTCGGTGAGCCGCACTCGGATGCTCTTTTTGTTCACCTTAATGATCTCACCCTGCCATTCGGTGCTTTGGATTATGATACCGATGCAGCTTCCTTCGTAAGCTCTGACCTTCATGCCGACCTGCGCTTTCATAGCTCGCGTCCTCCTTGATTGGTGGTGGTTTTGTTCTTTCTTACAATTATATTATACTGCATTATCTTATAATAGTCAATAGGTACAGCTTAAAAATTTGAGTTATTTTTGAAAAAGAGCGCAAAAAAATACCCAGCCGGTGCTCGGCGGGGTACTGGGTCACATATTATTCTTTTCGAGCCAATCAATTGCAATCTCTTCAATGATGTTCGAGACGGAACGGCCTGTCGCTTTGGAAGCACTCTTCAGCCTTTCGCGGGTATCGGCGGCGACGCTGATGGTGATCGTACTCTGCCTCGCCGTCGGACGTGCAGGCATCCCCAGCTCTTGAAACGTGCGCAGCATTTCAGGACTATTGACCGCCGCAATCGCACCGCTCTTGGCGATGTCGTCGATGGTGTAGCGCACCTTTCCGATGATGAAATGCGGGCCTTGTTCGTCGGTATCAAACTGCCCGTATGTCGTCTGGCCGTCCGGATATACAAGCATAATTCTTGGCATTGCTTACCTCCCTCCTATGACCAATTATATTATACTCGTACTTCGCATAACTGTCAAGACGCGAACATTTGGACATTTTCTCGGATGAACGCTTTCGCCTTATCTTTGTTCTGCATGATCTCAAGCGTGATTTCGATGCTCTTGTTGCGCGGCAACCCCGTTGCTTTCTGTACGATAGTCAGCACCCGCTGGGCAGCAGCCATGAGGCTATCCATGTCCTGCGTGAATTGCTCATCCGGCAAGCAGCACAGCGTAAGCTCGCGGAAAAGGATACCAGCCCATTCAAACGTATGCTCGACGTCACTCAATCGCATGTTTGGCCTCCCTCCGTTCAGAACGACAACTCTTCATTGCCGTTTTCCTTCTGATAGCGATACCAATTCAGCATCGTCACCATGTCGTCGGGGCTGATTTCGTACATCGTTTCCAGCGGGCGCGAGCCGAATACATCACGCGGAGCACCAAGTACACGCACCGTGATCGGGCCATCAATCAAGCTCTGACGAATACGAATTACGCGCTCGTTGTTCGTATTCAAATACACAGGAACGTTGAGTTCAACTTTCATTATGCCGCACTTCCTTTCCCGATTTTCCAGCCATAAACGCTGGCAATTTCATCACCAAGCCGCCGCGTGACACGGGTAATATCTGCCCGCGTCGCCGTGCCGGCATAGAGCTTTTCCTTCAGCCTTTCAATCTGAGCGTCGGTGGCGTTTTCCTTGTAGACGCGGTACGGCAGGTGATTCCTGCCGTCGTGGTGGATTGCCGTGCAGCGCAGGTCGCCGAGATCGTCCACGAACCAAGTGCTGTATTCGATGCTGCGTCCGCTATACAGGCAATCGCGGACGTTCCCGCTCTCAATCTCCCGGTAGCCAGATGCGCGACCATGCCACAATCCCAAATCGGCGATGACAATGATCGGGCAGTCGAGCTGGATATTCAGATTGCAGCGCTCGTCATCGAGGTAGCTGTTGTTCATCTCGTACATAAGCAGCTCACGCTCTTCTTCCGTCATGTCCGGATACTCTTCTTCCAGAAGGCCCTTCCAGTCACGCTCGTAGTCCAGATCGTAGTTGCTCCAAATCACATGCTGCGCTTTCATCATGCTCAGTCCCACCCTTTCTCTTCAGCTTCCTGCATGTACCGCTTCCGTGCGAGCGCAAGACCATTCGCCAGCTTGGGGTCTGCCGCAACCTCTTCTTCGGAATAGCCGAGCGCGTCGAGCGTTTCCTCCAAACTGTAAGTGATGATGTACTCGTGATTCGCCAGTTCGTACCGGAACATGTCGCATACGAAACCGGAACCGTCCACGTCTTCTGCGATAGCTGCTTCCACCGCTTTTTCTCTCCGGCTGAACAGTTCGATAAACGCCTTCTTGTCGCTCTTGCGGATGAATCCGCCACCGGGGATGCCGATGATCTTGTCCGTGTCCGCCGGGTCAAGGCCAAGCTCCTGCATCGACCTGTCGAACTGTTCCTTGCTGAACGCCCACTTCATGGGGAATGCGTTGATTTCCTGCTGAAACCGATTCTTGAGTTCCTCGTAGCGATTCATTATCGTTCCTCCTTAGTCCATTTGAAGCCCATCAGGATTATCGAACAGATACACCGTCTTCCCAAGCCAGAAAGAATACACACCCTTGTACAGCTTGCCATTCAGGACAATCGGGCGGGAAACAGCGTAATCGCGCTCTCCACTGCGGCTCAGTACATAAACGGTGAAATGCAGGCTTCCGTACCGCTCGTAGGCGTAGAGCCTCTTGTCGCCGCCGACGAGCATATCGTTTCCGCTGGGCGTCAGACGCAGGGGTTCCGAAGCCGCTCGACGCTCCGCATCGCGCATTTGCCCAACTGCTTTTTCGAGTGCTGCATCCAGCTCCGCGCAATCTTGCTCCGTCACATCGTCGATGAAGCCACCTCCGAACCGAGCGGGCGTGCTGAAGCGGTTGACCGGGTAGAGCGTGACGTGTACCGTCTTCGCGTTGTTGAAGGCGCTCCACACGGACGTGCTTACTTCAATCTGCATGTCCTTGTACTTCTGCTTGCCCTTGCCGATCAGGGAAAGCAACTGCTCCCTTGTCATATTGTCATTCCTCCTTATCGTTCTTCAATCTTAAAGGTCACAACGTGACCGGGATTCTCTTCAACGGTCAGATTCGCACTTGCAGGCGTCCCATTTGAAATGACCGCCCATCCAGCTTACGAGGTACGTCTCCATCAGACGTTTCCCGCAAAAGTCCTTGACGATGCAGCCACGGGTCTTCGGGAGAAACATCTCCGCATCTTTTCTGTCTTTCACGATGTGCGCCGCCTTGAAATAGCTGTCAATGTAAATTCGGTACACGCTGATCTCCTTTCTGTTGCCGGGGCGACCCAGCCGCCCCGGTTCATCTCTTCTTTTTACGCCACAACCTTCACTCTGTCAGCAATAATGTCGTAGGAGCCCTTGCAGTAGCCAGAGTAGTGCGGGCAAACTTCTTCGTTGTACTCTTCTTCAGTCAGTTCGCGGACAAGGGCCTTTCCAGTACGGATGTCGCAGCCGGTCAGCTTGTAGAACCTTCCGTAGTAGTAGCAGCCATTCGGGGTCTTGCTGCCATCGGAGACAAACACCAGCTTCTGCTGCTTACGCTCTTCAGCTTCACGGTCCATCTTCTCTTGCTTGGCAACCGCCTTGATGACCGGCATCATGAACTCAATGAACTCCCGCTTGTCCACGTCGAGCGCCAAGTACATCGGCTCAAACTTTTCAGCATAGACCTTGTAGCTGACCTGCTGTCCGCTGATCTCGCAAAATTCACTGTGCATCATAGCTCGCGTCCTCCTTAATCGGTGGTGGTTTTGTTCTTTCCTACAATTATATTATACTGCATTATCTTATAACAGTCAATAGGTGCAGCTTAAAAATTTGAGTTATTTTGAGAAGAAACGCAAAAAAACCGCCTCCCCGAAGGGAAGCGGCTTTGCGTATCAGTATTTACTTGTTCAGCTTCGCAAAAGTGACTTCATAGCTACCGTATGCCATCAGTGCCGAAACGAGCGCGTTCACAGCGGCCAGAAGAGCTGACTGTACCGTAAGACCGGTTGTGAACGCAGTCGCTGCAATCATTACGGCAAGCGACACGATGTAGGCGAAGGCCCGCGTGGGAATCTTCCATACTTTATCAAGCGGAACCTTGAAGAGCTGTACGAACAGCAGCGTAAACGCAGCCGCGCCCGCAATCGTGGCGAGGTACGACCAAGTGAACGGCTCCCCGGCGTTTACGTCAGGGACCGTCACGACAGTCGTTTCTTCGGCCAGCGCCGCAAACGGCAGAGCCATTGCGAACAGCAGCAGGAGGGTAAACAGGAAGCAGAGAATCCTTTTCATGATTTTCCTACCTTTCCGGCCTTATTTCAGGCCAATCTGAGTAAAGATGAATGTAAGCACGGCGGTGATGATCGCCGTAATTACCACGGTTGTGGCGCTGTCCCACTTCTTCGAGGGCTTGGTCTTCAGCTCTTCCACGTCGTCCGCCAGAGAATCGACCTTTGTCTCGGTGTTTTTTTGCGCCATTGTCAGACGTTCCAGCGAGAGGGCGAGCTTGTGAACGCTTTCAGTGAGCTTCTCCTGCTCATCCAGTCGCCTGCTGATGTTGCTGATCTGTTCTTCCATGTGCGCCTGCTTTTCAAGCATGGCATCGTGCGTATTCTCGGCCATCGTTCAAATCCTCCACATTTCGCCCGCAGAAACGGGCGGAATGCCCGTCCGGGCTATTTTTAGCCCACGGTTACGGAATCGACTTCGGCGAGCGTACCACCATACTGCTCAAAGAGCTTGCGGAGCGTGGCCTCGTCGCCGCTGACGATCAGAACGAAGGAACGAACGGGGTCATTGCCCGTGTCATCCGGGACATTGCCATCCGGCTCCTTCGGTGCATTCAGCGCATCGGTCAGCGCCTTATAGGTCGCTTCGTCGAGCGCACCGGTCTGGTTCAGACCTTTGGCGGCTTGGAAAGCGGCGACGGCTTTCTGCGTTTCAGAACCGAAATCGCCATCTGCGCCGTACTTCGGCAGAGTTTGGTCCAACGCCAGCAGCGCGTTCTGCAATTCCTTCACATCGTCGCCCTTAGCACCCTTGGAGAGAGGAAGGCGGTCGCCGAGCTTCTTCTTGGTGGATTCAGGCTGGGAGACGGTTCCATCTGCGGCATAGGTCAGCATAGACGCAGGGAGCTTGCCCCAATGCGTCCAAGGGCCTTCGCTTACCTTGCGCTTTACGCAATCGTAGGCGAAGCCGCGCATCTCCACGGTGTAGCCATTGCCAACGTATACGCCGATGTGGCCGGATTTCCAGACGACAATGCCGGGAATATCCGGAATGGAGGAAATCGGCCCGGATTCCTTGCACAGCGCAAACATACTGTTCGCGCCCTTGTCCGGGCAGCCATTGGCGCCGTACTTCGGGGCGGCGTTGAGGTCGCCATTTTTCCAGAAGAACGCCTTAATCAGTCCGACGCAATCTGCACAGGTGCAGCCGTTTGCGATGTCCTTCATGTAGCCGTTCTTACGGCTGGCGGTATAATGCGCAGGGTACTGTTTCGCCTTGCTCTCGTACTTGCTCTGCGTGCACTTGTTGCCGTAGGTTCCGTACCAGTAGACCCACTTTGCGTCGAACACCTTCAGGGCGAACTCCGCGAGCCGGATATTAGTAAACATTTTCTTTTCACTTCCCTCTGTTTCGTCCGGGGCTGGAATGGTTTCGACACCAGTAAAGAAATCAAGCGGCTTGCCGCCTGAAAGCAAGCTCAAGTCAACGCTGCCGTTCACGCCAGCGAGGCTTCCGCAACTGGTGTACTGCCAAAGCTCATGCGGGCAGCTCGGCTTATACTTGTCAGCCGGAATGTTCCCATCGTTCAGACCCCAGTGCGGAATCCACACGATGTCGCACATGCCAATGGCGGCGCCAGCCCACTTATAGCGAGTGTTGATGTACAGCCCGATCTTTTTGCAGCCGAGCTTGCGCAGCTCGTTGAGGAACGCGACACAAACTGCTTCCGTGGTCATCTGTGTCTGAGCTTCATACTCGATGTCGGCAATGAAAAAAGACGGCTGCTTTGCCGCCTTTTCCGTGCAGAACACGAAGTAGCTCGCTTCTCTCCGGGCTTCCTCTGCCGTCCCGGCTTTGACGTAATGGTACGCACCGAATGGGATACCATTCTGAACGCAGCCTTCCACGTTGCGCAGGTACTTGACGTCCATGCTGATGCCGCAAGAGGCTCGAAGAATTACAAATTCAAGCTCCGCTGCGGCTTTCGCCCAAACAACATTGCCCTGCCATTTGCTGATGTCAGCAATCTTTTTCATGTTCTCGTTTCTTCTCTCCTTTCCGCGAGCGTATAGCCTTGAAGATGCCTTCCGGGTGATGCGTCCAAGCGATTGCGGCAACAGAGATGATGCTGAAAACGATGAAGAGGAACACAGCGATGCAAAGCTCCTTCATACGTCAATCACCTCCGCACTGTCGCACCATGCCTCATACCGGCAGCGAATATCGTCTTCAAGTCCTTGATATGGTACTACGCCCCGAACCACGCGCAAATCTATGTCATACTCATCAACGCCGACGTCCGTATGATAG